TGTACAAGCTCAAGGTAGAAATGCCTTATTGTTATTAGAGAATGCTACTAAAATCTCTCTTGCAAATCTAACTAGTTTTGATGTTGGTGTAGCTGAGCAAAGATTCAAGTATTCAACAAGACAATTTCAAACAACACCAACAAAAACAAGTGGTGAAATTGTTATTCCATTTCAAGTAAATGTTAATCAATCAGGATCTATGGAAACTTGGTCAACATTAAAAGCTTGGTATGATCTATTATTCAACTCACAAAATGGATCTACTCACTATAAAAGTGATTTGATAGGAACTATTATAGTAAATCAACATGATAAAAAGGGTGTTGTATTAAGAAGAGTTACTTTTCAAAATTGTCAAATTAGTAAATTGGCTGGATATGATTTAGATTGGTCTAGTAATGCTATATTACCGACAGTTGATGCTACGTTCTTATATGATTACTTTATTGATGAGTATATTGATCAAAGTTTCTCAATTTCTCCTCCAATGATAAAAGGATATTAAAAATATTAAAAACCCAAAAACTTTTTGGGTTTTTAATTATATAAAAAGTAGAAAAAAGTGTAAAAATATGAAAACATTGAAGATATCAAAAGAACTACATAGTGAGATAAAATCCTTCTGTGTGGATAATGGACTTAAAATGAATCAGTGGGTAGAAAAACAGTTAGCTTTAAAATTAAAAGAGTTGTTAAATGATAAAAGAGAGGCTTGATTTAGTTTTAAATATTATATCTGGATCACCAAATAGATTAAGAGAGAGTGTTTTTAAGAGAGAAGATATAAATTTATATAATTCTATAATCGATTATACGTCAGATATAGACATTTTATTTAAACAAAGAGTTTGGCATTGGATTAATGAGATTTCATCAGATGTTAAATGTATTGAATGTGATAATAAAGTTTCTTTTAATATGAATTGGAAAGATGGTTATAAAAAATTCTGCTCAAATAAATGCTCATCTAATAATAAAATTTTAAGAGAGAATACTAAGAAAACTTTAGTTGAAAAATATGGAGTTGATCACTATTCTAAAACTGATGAATATGTTGTTAAGGTTAAATCTACTTCACTTAAAAAGTATGGAGTAGATAACTATTCAAAAACTCCGGAGTATGTTAAGAAGTCAAAGAATACATATATGAAAAGATATGGTGTTGATAGCTATACAAAGACTGATCTATATATAGAAAAAACAAAAAAAACCTGTTTAGATAAATATGGAGTTGATAGTTATGTTAAAACTGATGAATATAAAGATAGGTTTAGAAAAACTTGCTTAGATAAATATGGTGAAGATCATATTTATAAAACAATATTATATAGAAGTGAATTTAATATATCTAAGAATGTTAACTATGTTAGTTATAAAGATGGATTGAACACATTTAAGTGTGATGTTGGTCATTTATTTGAAATAAATACTGATAATTATTATGGTAGAACTCGTAATAATATACCATTATGTACTATTTGTAATCCAATTGGTGATTTAACATCTATTAAAGAAGTTGAGTTATTTAATTATATTAAATATTTATATCCTGGTGAAATAATACAATCTTATAGAGATGGTTTAGAGATTGATATTTATCTACCAGAATTGAAAATAGGATTTGAGTTTAATGGATTATATTGGCATTCTGAGAAATTTAAAGATAAAAGTTATCACTTATATAAAACAGATTACTTCAAGGATCGTGATATTAGAATTATACATGTGTGGGAAGATGATTGGTCTTTTAAGATGGGTATTATTAAAAGTCAGATTAGAAATCTATTAAAGTTAAATGTTGATAGAATATGGGGAAGAAATTGTAAAGTTGTTGAGTTGAATAATGTTACTAATTTTCTAAATATTAATCATGTTCAGGGTGTTGATAGAAGTTCTAAGAAGATAGGACTTACCTATAATGGTTTATTAGTATCTGTTATGACTTTTAATAAATTAGAGGGTAGAGATAAAATGATTGAAGGTGAGTGGAATTTATCTAGATTTTGTAATCTATTAGATACTAATGTAATTGGTGGAGCTTCTAAACTATTAAAATATTTCACTAGAGAATATAAACCAACCAGAATTATAAGTTATGCTGATAAGGATTGGAGTATTGGTAGTTTATATTATACACTTGGGTTTAAAAATATAAAAGAGGGATCTCCTGATTATAAATACGTTATTAATAATAAAAGGAAAAATAAGCAAAATTTCACTAAATCAAAATTAAAGATTAATAACTTAACTGAGAGTAAATATATGTCTAATAATAATTTATATAAGATATGGGACTGTGGTAAGATTAAATTTGAGATTATTATAAATTAAAAAAACCACTCAAATTGAGTGGTTTTTTTTAATTTAAAATTTAGGTATGTTATTGGTCATATTTGATGCGTTTTTCATCATTGAACTAGCGTCTGGCATACTAGAACTTTGAGATTCCTCATCTTTCTTTCTATTTTTCTCTTCTTCATCTGATATCTCATTTACAATCTTAATGTTTTCTTCTAACATCCAGTAAGGCCATTTATCCATAGAATCTTCTTGTGTATGATAATGTTTTTGTAACATTAATTTATTCTTTAATATATGCTTCAAAGGCATCTTGAATAACGAAAATACCTGAGGCACCGTTGGGAAACTGCATTTCACTACGGACCTCCGTTCCGCATTCACACATTTTCTTTAATTCTTTAATACCAAATGTCATTTTACTAACAGCGGCATTTACAAATTGAAAAGCTGATCCATCTAGTAATTCAAATTCTTTTAACTTAGTTTTAATGCCATCATAAGTTATTGTTGATCTCCCTGATAACATAAATGGTATTATTTTAAGAAATGATAAATTAGGTGATTTCTTATCATTATTTTCTTTTACGATATAGTCAGTGAATGCTTTTTGTATTCCAATATTTGGAGGTGTTAATTCATAAGATTTACCATCTTTTGTTGTAAACTCATAAGATCCTTTTGATTCATTATAAAATTTAACTAACTTTTCATCAATATCGAAGAATACAAAGTTTTCTCTTTTTAATTCAATTTGAATTTCCTCACCACATTCACATACAGCATTTACTGTTAATGAATTACCTTGTTGAAATGTTAACTCTCTAATTAGGAAAACTAAAAATAGTCTATCCTGATCCTTAACATCTAGATATGTTCCGATTTTACCATCTGAATATTTAATTCTGATACATGCTTTTAATATATCATTCATTTTCTCAACTATATCATAGAAGTTATTATCATCTACCATTGAGTATGCTTGAATTTCTCTTACTTGAGCAGGTCTAACCATAAATTGAGTTCCTTTTGGATAGAATCTGCCACAAGGAAGTTCCCTAACATCATAATTGAAAAACTGTAAATCACTGATTCTTTTATTATCAACTTCGGGTACAGATGTATCATCACTATATACATTCTTACTGTTACTATCTTCTAAGTCTTGTAGATGTCTTTTTAAGTAATCCTCTTCACTCATTTCATTTTTATCTGACATAATATAATATTATTTTTTAGTTATATATTACTATAACCTTCCCCTTATATGAAATAATATTATAAAAGTTTAATTATAAGATTCTTCATCAGATAAAGGATCACATCCAAAATCTATCATCATTTTTGTTAGTTCTTTATATTGTTTCCTACCATCTTCTATATCTTTAAGTCTTTCTTCTTCAATCATTTCCTTTGATTTCTTACCAGATGTATCAATTATTTTAATATATAAGCTCATAACATATTTTTTTTATATATATCTAAAAATACTAATTATGTTTAATTAAAACATCACTAATAGAAATTGGTAAATTAAATATTTTTCCATATCCACTTTTTATTACCAGCATTGTAGATCTTCCAATATCCCAATTCTGACATTATCTCATCTCCGGTTTTTTTTGGATCGTGTCCCTCTTTTATCAATTTTGATTTTCTCCAATTAAATCGGTGACTTCTTATACTATTTACAACATACCAATATCCTGGTTTTGATGTCCACTTATATTCAAATCCTAATCTTTGGTATAAACCACCGTCTGATATTAAGTTATCTGAATATGTTTGTATCTCAATCGGGTTATAATTATCTTTAAAATATTTTAATAACTTAGATGCTCCTCCAATAACAGATGTATTTCTCTTATTACAGAATCTAGTTAACTCCCAGGTATCTTTATCATTATTTTTACTATGTAGAGGTAATCTCAACTTTGAAAAGGTCATTAGAGTCACTAGTTCATCATTATGATATAATCCTATTCTCTTTGATGACTTACAATCTCCTTGTAAATGACTTTCATTTAGAAACTCTCTGGATGTATTATAATCTATTTCTTTTATAGATGTCTTTCTACCCATTATCTTATTACAAACACCAATCTTATTTAAAATAAATGATTCACATATTTCTCTTTTTAGAGTCCAATCATCTTCCCATATTGTAAATATTTTAATATTATTATCAATAGACTTGTTATATTTATTTAGGTGATATTTATCATCTTTAAATTTATTAGAATGCCAAAAAACTCCATTAAAATCAAATCCAATCTTTAGATCAGGTAAATAAACATCTATCTCATATGGATATATTATATTTTTAATATTTGATTCTATAACACCTTTATAATTTTCTTTTATTAGGTTTAATAACTCTACTTGATCAATTGATGAGTTTTCTGATATAGGATAACAATTGGTGCATATACTATTTTTATTCTTTATTCTATAGTAGAATTGGTATGTTAATATATTAAATAATTCATTACATTTTAAACATCTAAATGTTAAGTTTGTTTTATCTCCTTTATAAAATTCAATAAATTCAAACTTATCTTTATCAATATTATCATTTATTCTTTCTTTGTAACTTTTATAAAAGGAATCTATTGTTTTTTGATGAATATCATTATTCATCCAAGGATGTTCTGATCCATATCTCTCTATTGAGGTCTTCTTATAACTTTCTTTATAATCACTCTTTTTAAATGACTCTATTCTCTTATTCTGTATATCAACTGACATTGATGGATTTTCAACTCCCCAATTCTTAAATAGTGTTTTCTTGGATTTATCTTTAATTTCATCAGAAGACATTGGTGAATTTCCACCATATTTAGATTGGTTTGTTTTCTTGATCTTATCTTTTATTAAGATTGATTCGGATGGTGTTTTTGTTCCAAACTTTTCTATAGATTTATTCTTTTTTAATTCAATTATATTAGGATCTGATCCTATACACTTATTACTACAGTATTCTAAATATCCAATTGTGGAATTCTTAAACTTAACTATATTATCACAGTTTATATTTTTACAGGTTGGTTTTATTCTATTATTTACTATTAGATAAACTTTCTCTTTAAATGGTATTTCAATATCGATATTCTTTATAATATAATCATACTCCTCTTTAAAGTTCTTTGAAACATAAGATTCCTTTGACATCTTACCAGATGGATCATTTATTTTAAATATATCTAAGTTCATAACATATGTGTTTTAGATATATATCTAAAACTCCTAATTATGTTTAATAAAAAAAACCTCAGAATTGGATTCTGAGGTTTTTTAATTAATTTTATAGTCTTATTGAAAACCACCAGCAGAAATTGCTCCTGTTCTAAGTATTGTTACATTGTTAACAATTATACCCATACCCTTAATTGGTTCAACATAAGTGTCTAATACACCAATTTGATTATCAATTATTTCAGATGTATTATTTTCATCATCCATCTTATTGAAGTAGTTATATAAACCATTTTTATTTACATATGTTTCACATATAACATCAGCTCTAAGTTTAATTTCAGCTCTGATATCAGATGTATTAGCTTTCCATTGGAAATCTAGTAACATTCTTGATAGTTCTTTTTCAAGTTCTATTAAAACTTCTCTAACATGTATAAATGAAAGAGCTGATTTATAAAGAGTTTGAGAAGTATTCTCAGTTTCGATTATATTACCTCTATTTCTTTTGAATACAATTGGGTTCATTTGAGCTCCATTCATCCATTCTATATCATTTGGAGTGAAGTCCATCTCTAATCCAGATATGTTTGTAATTCTACCATTTGTAACACCAGCAGCAATTGTCCAAGGTGTTATTCCACCTAAACCAGAATTGTGTTTTCTCATGTAAGTTGTAGCAGCGTGTGATGATGGAGGCATTTCTAATGGTCTTCCATTATCATTAACTGTTAGATATGGTGTGAAATAACCAACACAAGTTGATCCTTCTCCATCACCAAATGAGTAAAGAAAAGATGGTCCACTTTCAGGATCTGCTCCTTTTGAAACAAATTCTAGTTGTAAAACACCTTCTTTATTAACAAATGATGGTGAAGATGAGTTCTTAAATGATTTCATAGAAGGCATATTTAAGAAACCAAATGCATCTAATCTTTCTCCACATATATCAACTAATTGTTGTTTTGATCTAGATGTTAATCCAAGTCCAAAAGAATCAACTAAATATCTAAATTCAAATGACTCTTTATTAACTAAAGATTTGAACATTGGTGTTCCTTTTGAAACTAAGTTAAGTATCTCATTTTGTTTTGTTTCAGTACCATCAGGTAAACAAGATGTTCTAACTCTAAATCCTTTAAGAGATATAGCTTTATAAGTACTTGCATAAGTATCAACTGATTTATATCTAGTTGTTTGATAAGCAGTTCCACTAAATAATTTTGATATTCTAGAATCACAAACAATCTCAACATAATCAGTAGATAAATATTGTTTCTTTGTGATTATTCTTGTAAGTTTTCTAGGAACTTCACCAGCTACTAATAAACTTGAATCGTAATAAGCATCAAGGAAATCACCAACTTTAACTTCTGTGTATCTAGCACCATTAACTAATACTTTATTAGGAATTTCAGTGTACCCATCTGGTAACTCAATCTCTAATGTTTGTTTATAGTTAGAGTTAGCTGATTGTACATAGAATGTATTAAAGTTAGCTACTGTTATTGGAGTTGATGAAGTTAAGTTACTATCTTTAAATTCAACTGATAATTTATTAGTAGTATCAACTGACATATTTAAGTATATCTTTTCATCTATAGAATTTATTACGTTAACCGTAGCCAATGCTGGTGTTATAGTACTATTTTCATAAACAGTATTTTCATTTACTAGAAAAGCATATTTACCATTTATAGTTGATTTACCTAATATTGTAAATGTTCCTGTATTTAGAATTGATCCTCTTATTGATATAACATCACCAGTATTAATAT